GTAGAACTCTGTGCTAAAAAAACCGCCTCATCCTTATCACGCTTCTTGTTGTTGCAACTACGGCATGCAGCTGTGAGATTGTCTAACACATCCTCACCGCCCTTAACCTTTGCGATTATATGATCCACTTCATTGGCTACATCTCCACAATAAGCGCATGTGTAAGCATCACGCCTTAACACCTGAAGCCTTATCTTCTTCCAATGCGCTGTTGCTCTATATGGCTTTAGTGCCATTGTATCCACGCTGCAACATATCCACAGATTAAAGCAACGACAATCAACCAATCGTTTAATGCCACCCGAACCTCACTAAGTGATCTAATGCTTTACACCATGAGCCTTCATATCTTGCATCAATGTATTCAATGTGTTTATCTAATTGCTTATAGGCATCCCACTTATATGCATGATCACTCATGTGCTGGAATATACCGTAAGCGCCGGACTCTTTATTGATAGCAGTAGGCCGCCAATTAGATTCCCTTATCCCTAGCTCATTAGCACATTCAAACTCTTGCCAATTGTTTATCTTGTTATGCAAATACAGTTTGACATTCATTAAATCGTAAGCCGGCTTTTCGTCAACGGTTGCTTTTTCTAAATCATTTGCCGATGCAACGCTTATGCTTAAAGCCGTTAGGATTATAAGCATAGCTCTGGCCAATGATCGTCCGCGAAGAGCGCTGCCTCTCAGGCGCGCTAGCGGCTCGATCATACCGGGCTTGTCAAGGACTCGCATCACACCTTTACGCATGTTTCACCATGACTTCCAGAATACTGTGACCTAAATCATATGGAATCATTGAACGCAATCGAGCATTCTTTAACTTTCCTGTTCCGCCTGCATTGGTTCCAGCTGGGCTTGATTCATGACAATTTGCTTTTGGTTTACACATTGGCCTTGGTTGCCAGCCCGGCAACACGCCCCATATGTCTGTTGGTTTCATACGCGTATCACCATAACTACAATATGTGACCGTAAATCGTTCAAAAGATTTCATGAATTCTTGTTTTCTCAGCATACCTCTTGGATTTTCAAGCAACCAACCCCATTTTGGTTGGCATTCTTGCATTAGTTTTAATGTGTGCTGCATCACATTTATTGCCTCATAGACCGAAGGGTCTTTCGGTATTGGATATGGATTGCCTTTAGCCCAATATTTCCATAATGACGCAACGCTAAACTTTTGGCATGGTGGACTCGACCAAATGAAGTCCGGCCTGCCATATTTGTTGACCAAATAATCTGCAGTCAATTTCATTATGTCGCGTTCATGAGCATCGAAATACTCATCCAACTCGACTTTGATTACGGTATGTCCCGCGTCCTCGAACGCTTTTGTTGCTGATCCTGTTCCTGCGAAGAAGTCGAATATGAGCATTGTTCACACCTTTCACGATTGCCATAAATCCATAAGCCACAGCCTATGCATCGATGAAGCAATCTTGGTTCAGTAGCCACTAGCTTTGAGAAGGTAAGTTAAATCAGCCAAGGTAAGAACAGCAACGAATTGCTCAACGGACTTCTCACCTTGACCGTTTAATCGCAAAACACCCACGCCTAACCCGGTGGATTGTTTGCGTTCTGATAATTGACGCATCAAGGCTGGCAAATCTAAGTTAGTGCGAGCTTTGATCTCAACATCCAGCCCTTTAATGCCGGTGATGTCTGATCCGTCCCGACCCGCTCCAACTGGTAGCGCATTTTCCCAGCCTTGCGCCTGTAAATACTCTGCTATTATTCGCTGAGTCTTATAGCCTCTATGTTTTCTGCTTTGAGACATTAGTTAGACCTCACATGACATGTGCGACATTCGCAGGGCTTTACTGTTCCCGCAGTTATAGGCTCATTACAATTGTCGCACACGTCAAGGCGTTTGTCTAAAATCAACATCATCATCACCCCCATATTTATCTTCGCAAATCGCGCAGTATTCGGTCACTAATAATCTGATCCATTTGCATCCTGCACAACTTCCGGTTCTCATCCTGCAATCAGCTCCTCATCCTCTGGCCTAAATGACCATTTGCCTGAAGGATCTAAAATCATCCATATTGTTTTGCATTGGTCTGCCTTTTGCTTATACGGCAACGGACAAGCCCAACCACGATAAGCGCCTTTCTTTCCTACGCCTTCGCGTAGGACACGCAAACCATGATTGCAACCCGGCACAATTTCAGCGCCAAGCGGTTTTAACACTTCTTCAATCAAATCCAAACCCGGTTCAATATCTGCCGGTGGTTCTATCGTTGTATCCCATACGATCTCGGCATTTGGGTTTCGACTTTCGATAAACTGTTTATGCTCTTGCGTTCTAACTTTAATTGGTGCACTAGCAGTTTTAGCGTCCTCAACCTTAGCCATTTCCAGAGATGAAGCTCGCTTTCCCTTAGCACTAAGTCCGAGGTTGGCAAGACACCTACCAATCGATGAAGTCTCGCAATTCTCATACCAAAAATCCCGATCAACGCCCCTATCCTTGCGAGCGCCTCTAGCGTAACCAACGGCGGAAGGATTAGTGTCAAGATAAGTGCGGTAAGCCATTGCCTTAAAAACCACAATGTTTTTTTCTTCATCATTTAACACCTGTTCTGTTATTAGCGCGCCATCTGGGTGTAATTCGTAGAATTTGTGAATGCGCGAATCCACATCTTCATAATCATTCAAATTGAACATCTAATTGATCTCCTTTGGCATATTCAAGCTGTTCTTTAAAAGTCCAAATAGTGCCATCGTGCCACGTTTGGGCTTCCATCGCGCAAGGGTGGCAGTAGCTTCTGACAATTAACTTTGCGCCACGCTTTGAAGTAATTGTCCAAACGGCTTGAGTCTGCCCTTTGTAATCATTGGTTCCCCATCGCACTTTGCAATAACAACACCAGACACCGCGATTAGCTCTAGTAAGCATCCAAATCATGCCAATCTTTGACTGCAAGTTCGCCGGAAATGGCAAAATACGAGACTGCATCCAGAAAATTATCGTTGACGTTTCGAGTCTCCATGATGCGTGCGAGTTTGACCAATGCCATACAGATTGCAACGTCCATTGGATCGACTTCGCGTTCGAGATAGTCTCCCCACAGTTTTGCAGTTCGCAGCATTGTAAGGTCGTAATGACCATGCGTTTTGGATCTTTCGTCAATGATGTCTGCCGCATCACTTAATATCCTTTTTGCCGTGTAACGCTTTTGCTCGTTTGTATCCATCTGCATAGCCCCTTTGATAGTGATTGTTTGTTAAATTTATAAACCAAGTGGTTAGGATTAAACTACCCAATCCGCACCATAATATGACTTCTAATTGGTAACGTGTCATGCGCGCACCCATAACGTCTGTAACCTAAAACGTTTATGTTTCTTGTTTAATTTTGTTTTGCGTTTTTGTTTTGGCCTTTTTTCTCGTTCCAAATCAAATTCAGCTTCGCACGTATAACAACGAATAACCCAATTGGGACTCAATTTGATGTCCCAATCTTTTGCCGAAGCACAGATTGGACATTTCAATCGTTTCCGTCTCATTTGCCCTGCCCTTCCTTTGCCCGTATTTCGGACATGCCAAAAGGATACGCTTTTTTCAGATTGTCAATGACCGGAACCCCGGCGTGTTCTATAACGTTATGGTTTCAAAATCGTCAATGTGATCGTCAATGGTGCGGTGAATGTCCGGATATATGTCATCCATACCGCTTACCTTCAACCACGAAACTGCCTGATTTATCTATCGGCACAGCCACAGGCGTGGTGCCTTTCTTGTCCACATAAAGCAAGCCAAAACCCTTTTGCCAATTAAATGTGCCACGCGTGTAAAATGCCTGTTTTTCATCCATTAAATGCCCTACCTCAAGGCCACGCAGAACACGCCCTAAAACGCCCCCAGAAGCCTCTGAGAAAGCCGAAACCCCTAGTCTGTGTGTGTGACCACATACCACGCTCTTTCCGTGCCTCCTAGCGGCTCCTAGGGCTGTTAAACCGGCATTATGGTTAATGGCTTGCTCGTCCCCATGCACCATAATCCAATCATGGCTTATCTCATAAGGTTTACGGTGGAATTTAATGCCTAGGGTTTTGAACCCAATAAAGTTTTCATACTCAAGCTCAGGCAGGCCAATTAGGCCGGGAAGCCTAGAGCTTAGGGATTTGTAAAGTCGGTCTGTGTGGTTACTCCGAACGATGTGGGTGATCCCGAGTTCATAGAGAACGCCTTGAGCCACGTCTCTATCGCGGCCAATTGTGCCTGACCATTCATCACGCCCGGATGACCAACGTGAAATGGTCTGGAAGTCGATTTCATCACCAACGCATAAAACGTCATCAGGTTTCCACTTGCGGATAAAGGCTGCGACATTTCGGACTGCTCGCTCATCGTGAAATGGGACTTGCAGGTCTGAAATGACAACGATGCGTTTCATTCATCCTCATCATCTTCATAAGGATCTTCTTCAGGTTTTGGGACTATCCATTCGGGCAGTCTCATCGTATCTTCGATATACCAACGCGCTTGGTCTTTGTCCCAACCGGCACGCACTAAAGCATCGTAGGCTTCAACAACACCGGCAGCCCAAATATCTATCGGGCGGAATGGTTCGCGTTTATCCCGAGCCGCTTGGCGCTCTTTGCGCCTGCGGTTAGCGGCGCGCTCGGCTTTTGTTGGTTTTCTTGCGGTCATTAGTAAGCAATTCTAGAACCATTGATTCAAGTTTATCGATGCGCGACACGATGTTGCTCGCTTCCAATAGTGCGGGAACCTCTTTGTGGATAATGTAGCGAAGTCCACCGACAACAATTGCACAAGATGAAAGAATGGCTAGCACAAGGCCAGCCCATTCAGTCGCACTCATCGCCTACCGAAAGCCTCATCGTTAGGGTTTAGCCACCGCAGGATGACTGGCAGACTCGCGGCCAGAGCTGCATTGACAATTGCATTGGCATCCCAACCCACCGCCAGATAGGTTGCTATTCCCGCTGCTAGAAAGGATCTTGCCCAGCTTGCGGCGATTGCTTTTAGTTGTTCCATTTAAGGGTTCTCCTGTCAATATAGGTATTCGAAACATGCTTGCATCTTGATCGCCCTTAGCTGTAAAACTTATGTGAATATGTGTGTGATGTGGGTTAATGCCGGTGTATTTGCGCCACTTATAGTTTCTGCGCCATGACGCTATTTTGCCTGCAAAAATCACATAGGAAATTCTTTTATCAGATCTGGCCAGTAGTCGTAGCTGATCAGCAAGATCAAACGCTTCGGATTTGTGGGATCGCAAATCGGCATCAATATCGAGGGCACGAACCCAACCGTCAACAGTTGGATTGTGATCCGAGCCAGACTGACGCGCTGCGTGGCGTGCATCGCCGATCCATCCATCCGAAGTTCTATCTCGATTGGGGAACGCATCGTCAATTTGTTCGCGAAGTTGAACCCCGGCCTTGCATAATTTAGGCAAGGCCAAGGGCTTTCAAATCGTCAACATCCAGACCAAGTGCTGCCAATTTTGCTTGCGCCGCTTCTTTTTTAGCAATTATGGCATCTGCTTCGGCTTTTAATTCGGCTTGCACTTCTGGCCACAGATCTACAATTTCTTTTTCTGACGGCTTCGCTGAATCAGACAACCAAACCAAACCGGCATATTCGTTGCCGTCTAATTTCCATTCCTGCTTTGGCCATTTACGTTCTAAAATAATTGATAAGTCCATGCTATGCACCTATTTCCAATGCTGTGATTGTTGACGTTCCCCAAACTGCCGGATCATAACCCGGACGATTCAAAGTTCCAGTTCCACCACTCACCTTCATTTGTATTTTGTAAGTTGTCGAACTAGTGGTTGAAGGTGAATCTAAGAAATTGATTGTTGCGTTATGAGTGTAAACCATTTGCGGCGAAGTTGATCCTTGGTCGTTATATCTTGCTAAACGGTCAAAACCATTACTGGTTGAATTGGCGATTTCCGTTGAACCTCTTAAAAGGGTGACAATCGTTCCTTCGGTATGACTGCTGTTTGATATTTTTAAATTAACAATTAGTAAAACTTTTGAACCGGTTGTTGCGGGAGTTAATGACACAGATAAACCTGTCACATCCGTGAAACTTGTTGAAGTCGTTGTAAAAGCATCGGTTTTATTAGTAGAAACTACTTGCAACACCTTGCCGCCACCCGCTGCCGCAGCCCACTTCAATCCCGTTGCAGTTGTTGAATCTGCCGTCAAAACATGACCATTGGTTCCAACCGCTAGACGTGTATCACTTGTGCTGTAAGTGTAAAGATCGCCTTTTGTGGTTAAAGGTGAAGCGCTACCAGAATCAACATTGACCCACGCGCTTCCGGTGTATTTGTAAAGGTTGTTATCAGCATCAATGTAGCAAATCATTCCTTCAGCCAAAACACCACTCAATGCGGTGTCTCTGGCTGTCGTGGTAGCAAATCTCATAACCACTTGCTCTTGAAGGTATGTGTTCACCTGAGCTGCCGTGAGAACATCCCCGGTGTTAAATAGTTTGTAGCCTGCTCCTGCCATTGGTTCTCCTTAGTAGCTCAGGACATCTTCGCCAAGTATACCGTCAATGGACGATCCTAAGACGAAACCTGAGACGAGTGGTTCGGATGTGAAAAGTGTGGTATTCCATGAGCGTTTAGTGACATCGTGATGAATGCCAATTACCACGGAATTTTGCGTAAAGGTAGTGCTACCGGGCATAGTCTTTGAAACGGTAATCCCGTCCAATAACTCAATGTCAACGCCTGCAAGTGGCTTGTTGACATTTGTATCATCATAGAGATTCAGCTGAATGCTATCTATGCGTGGCTGAGGATCCTTGCGGGTTGCCAAGATTGCTTGCGCTTGGTTGAGAGCCTCTGTATCGGTCTGAACAAGTATGCCGTCACGAACGCCTGAATGAAGAAAATAAGTCGTTATGGATGCAGAATCGCTGGCCGTCTGCGTTGTCCCACCTGCACGCGTCACAGAGACGCTATTGATAAGCGTAGTGTCATCATAGGCAAATTCGGCTTGTTGATACGAAATGTCCGTGCCGTTATCGTTGAAGTCATATATGGCCGTGCTAGGTGTGTTGATTGTCGCGTTGCGGTTCTTAAAATTGACCCGGCCTTCACCGTCTAGGAATATGCCGCCAAACTCAGAGTTTTCTACCGTCTGAAGCGCATCAAGAACATTTCGCTGAGTGCCGGGATCGGCTTGCAGGGTTGAATTGCCGGTGTCAATGGCACGCAAGGAAACAGGGAAATTGATTTGATCAAGGATTGCATTCACACGAGCGCCTGAATCCTGACCGGCTGGAGAGCTTGCCACCGTAGTAATTGAAGATCCAGCCAGTAAGCGGAAAGCATCAAAGCAACGCAAGGTCACACGGCTGACATCTTCGTTGCCTTGCCAAAAGCCCGTATCGTAAGACTGAATGAAGCCGCTGAATAAGTAATAATCATTCCCGCCATAGGTGGCATAGATGATGATTTGTCTAAGTGGCACTAAATCTGGATAGTAGGCGCTAGCGGGATTAGTAGGGTTCCAATCGCCGTTTTGATCGTAGAGAGTCACATCGGCTGTGCCGGGTTCAAATTTGCTTGTTATTCGGTTCCTGCCACGCCTTATAGCCACGCGTTCGACTAGGTTAGTGATTTCCACCGGCAAGGTTCCAGAACCAAGCCTATTCGTGCCTAGAATGCCTTTTGTGGCACTACCTAGGATGAGTGGGTTTGTCTCAAATGCGGTGTCGCTATCAAAGTCAACGAACACCCTGATTTGTGGTGCTGGCATTAGATAGCCACCGAGTTGAGAAGGATACCCTTCCCGCTCTTTTGAGCCTTGTAAATCTCATTTGTAATCATGTCCACTAGGTCGGCATCGCTTGTGACTGATCCCATGACATTTACATTCGTCACAAAGGTATCGCCTACCGCTTGCCAATTGAGTTGCGGGTTAGATAACACATTGCTGAAGGCTTCAACGAACATGCGTGGATCATCAAGCGCCGCTGCGCCCACATTACTTGGAACAACAAAAGGCGTGCCACTAGGCGAGAAGATTACGCCACTTTGACGGCCTTCTGCCTGAGCAACGGCCTGAGATGCTGTCTGTGCTACCTGAGCAGCACCGCCCGGCGTGGTTGTCACGCCACCGGCAGACAAAGCAGGAACCTTATTGATTTCGGCACTAATCTTCTTGATTTGCTCAAGAATTGACTTCATTACATCTGGCCAATCTTCAAAAGGATTCTTGGCTTTAGGTATTTCGACCAGACCCTTCTTGACTAGCGCCAAGCCGGTTTGAGCATTAATTAACTTACGGATGACATCGTCAACATTATCGCCCGCGCGGATAATAACCCCAATGCTTTCAAAGGCTGCCGCGTTGGTTGCTAGCACGGCCATTGATAACTTCTCAGCCGCTTCAGCATTCTTGTTGTTGATAGCCAAGAGAGCTGTCAAACGCAAGCGTTGATCTTCTGAAACCCTACCTTGAAGTGCTGCAACAATCTGGATGTTCTCCATATCAAACACCGTGCCAGCACGCTTTAGGGCTTGAGCCTCGCGTTCTTTCTTCAATTCCTCTTTTAAGATTTTATCTTTCAGCGCTCCGCGTTTCTTTTCTTCGCGCATTAGCACCATTCGGCGGCGTAATTCAGCTCGGCCTGCTACCTCGTTTTTTCTTCTTTCTTCACCAGCACGCCTTGCGCTTGCTTGATCGCCGGTAGGAACAAGTTCGCCGGTGACAATAAAGCCGCCTTGACGCACTAAGAAATCAAATAAATCGTAGAATAATTGGAACGGTTTGCTTTGTGTAATATCGTTAAAAACATCAATTGTATCGTCTGTGAATTTGACCAAACTTGCAGACAAATTTCCTAAGGCTTCACCTACATTGATAATGCCTTCTTGCAGTTTCTCAATTTCGATGTTGCCTTCTTCTAAACCTCTAACAAAACCTTCGCCAAACTTTTCTTTTGCTTGGTCAAACGCTTGGCCAAGTCTGGCCATTTTGCCTGCGAATGTATCAGCTGCATCTGCGGCAGATCCTTTGAAGCGGTTTTCTAAATCTTTGGTAATGTCTGCAAACTTCTTGCCCTTTAATTGAGCGGTGGTATAACCAATTCGCAAGCGTGCCAAGGCCGTGACTTCACCCTTGTAGCCACGCTGTAAGGCGGCTGTGACTGTGTTCAAATCCTTGCCGGTAGCCGCTGAAGTATCAAGCGCAAGATTGAGAAGATTCTGAGCGGTGGTCACATCGCCTGTGGCTTGTGAAAGTGTGTTAAATGCGCGTGTTAAATCACCGCCGGTCTTGCCTGTTAATAACTCTAGGCGATCAATGTAATCATTGAGTAAAGGTGCGGCAAAACCCAGATTGACCGCTTCAAGTTGCGATCTAAGTTGTTGCGCTTCCTTCTCGGCTTCGGCAAATGCCTTGATTGAAGCCTTGGTAAATTTCGTGACGGCTGCGACTGAGAATAAAGCTGCAAACTTCTTGCCAAGTGCGCCGAATGTTTTGTCTGCCTTCTTGGCGGCTTTATCATCAAACTGTGTAAGGATTGGAAAAATTAGTGCCATTACTTTTGATCCACTTCTACTTGCAGCGTTTTGATTGCTTCATCAATTGATTTCAAAATGGAATCGGTTAAAGCTCTTTGACGGATAGCCAACACGCCACCCATTAAACGGCCTTCACTTGTGCGACTTGTGCCTGTGCGCTGTAGTGTTCCAAACGAGCCGGTGATCATATTGATGAAGTGTGCGCCTGCGCCTCTGTTATTGCTTTGGCTTTCATCCGATCCACCGGGATTTAATCTGCCTGCGGTTTCAATTATCGCACCGGCAGCATTCGAATTGAGCATTGAATATAAAGCGCGAAAGCCTGAGGATGTTGGCTTCTTTGCGCCGATGCTGTAAGTCAATCCCTTGCGAACAAGCGCCGGGTCATACATTGGAAACGCTCTAGAACGACTTGTTCGAGACTTGCGTTCTTTGCCTGTGTCCTGAAAGTTTCGCAAGCCCATGATTGTGTCTGGAACTTCGCGCCGCGCTAAATCGCGGATTTCTTTCATCGCATCCGTAATCTTGCCGTTCATCTCTTTGTAGAGAACAGGGTCAATCTTTCTGAGGACTTTTCTAGCCTCTGCGACCCCTTTGACTACGGTTGGCACTTTTTCTTTCTTCGCCTTGTCTCTTGAGAACTGCGTAGATAGCTTTCAGGAGATCACTATCCATATTGATAAACTCACTTGGCGCGATACCCAGATTGACCGACAATTCAGCTATTCGGTAAGTCCAAGTCTCGCGCGTTATCCATTTGGGGAATCGTCCGTGACCTCTACTGATTTCAAGGTTTCTAGGAACTTATCCCCAAACGGAAACACATCGGGAGCGCCTGCTCTACGCAAGCATTCCCATGCCAGCCAATATATGTCCGATTGCTTTTGATCCTCGCGAAAGGCTTTGAAAAAACCCTTCTTGGCGTATTGCTCAAAAGCGTATTCGATAGCCGGAGTTAACTCGTGTGTTGACTCTGTGCCGTCTGCCCTAACAATCTTCAGCTGTGCCATGTTGCCCCTTTACTAATTTAGAACGTGCCGCTGTCGGCAATCGTTACGACTGAGTTTAGCGTGAAGGTGATATCTTGTGTGCCAATATCGCCAACGCCGCCATTAATCGGCGTCAAGTTATTGACCAAGATGTCAAAGGTGTAAAGCGGGTTGGTTGCGCCCACCGCTGTGGCCTTTTCTTGCAACATCTTCACAGCCACGGTTGTGCCGAAAGCTGCGCGAAGGGTTGCCATTACGCTGGAAGCCGCCGTGTCATTCAAAAATGAAACAGTCAAAGTCCCAGATTCCAACCCCTTAACATACTTGTGGGCAGAATCTCCCATGGCTGAAATCTCGAGCTCATCGGCTACTTGGTTTAGTGTCACAGAAGTGACATGGTCGGATAGGTCAACAGCGTTGATCTTCAGACCGACTTTATTGTTTAGAAAAACAGCCATTGACTATTCCTCGTCTTTCTTTGTTGGTTTTGGTTCCGCGGGCTTGACTTGACCGATCTTGATCAAGAAAGCCTCGCGCTCTTTATCATTATCAGCCATGTTTAGCTCCAATCGGATAGAACGCTGATGTTTACTTCACCGGACAATAGATCTCCTACTGTTCCAGCTAATACTGCGGGCGCTGAGAAGGTTCCAATTGTATAAGCAATTGATGATGCTTCCAGTTTATTAACTATGTTTAAGTAAAAATCTTCAATGTTTGTTAGGTTGCCTTGATTGTCGAACATTGGCGCTAAAACCACTAACTTAAAATTGACCTTTGGCTTTACGGTTTTGTAATGGTCATTTGAAGGTTCGATGTAAGGATCACCCGGTTGCACCACAATCGAATTTGCGAGCGGTGAAGCAGGTGGGAAACTAAAGACCTGCCACGCCGTATTATCAGCTAGCGCAGCCGCGATTGTTCCCCGTAGGGTTGTTATTGCGCTCACCCTACTTGACCGCCCGGTGCTAGGTGATCACTCAACAGCCCGCGCACTCTTGCCATTAAGGTGTTTCCCATGCGGTAGGGCGAAGGCTGGAAGTCTGGGCTTATGCCGCCTGCGTTTGATGCTTGGCGAGCCTGCCAGATGTCAACGGCAATCATTAGGGTAGCAAGATTAACTTCAGGTAACGTTTCGTAATCGATGTGCGTGGTTCCATAAACAATCCCCCACGGCACTAAAGCATTCTTAACTTCAGCGGTCGCATTGTTGACCGCGTATTTCAAATAATAATCGCCCACTTCGGTGACGGTCTTTGAGCCGTTATATTTTGCGCCAGCATTCTCAACGGTGACGGTTTGACCAACAATAAAATCGTGGATTTGATCCGTGTAAATGGTGGCAACGCTAGTGGTGCTTTCATGTGCCACGACTGAGTATTTATTAAACCAAAGTTTCGCTTTGACTATATTTTCTGCCGCTTGGCAAACTTCTTCGACAACAGCCGATGTGTAAAGCGCGCCAATGCCAAGAGCCGAGCGTAATTCAGCTTCGGTGACGTATGTAGCGGGCATGTTGTCCTTTCTGTGTTAGCCCCGGCACTCAGGGCAGAAGTGCCGGGGTAACTCTACGACTAGGCTAATTAAGCCTTGTTAAACAAGAATGCGCCGTAATCTTGTAGTGTTGCCGCGCATCCATAACCATAAAGACCAACTTCTACCTGTCCGGTCGCAACAATGTTGGAGCGGATTTGTAGGGTTGGGCTTTCATACCAGCGATAGGTATCACGGTTTAGCACGATGATTGACTTATCGGCTTCTCCGCTGACATAAGGATCAACATAAAGATCAATGCCGAGGATTGAACCACGGATTGAAGCTGCTGAAACTGAACCGGCTGCATTCTGTGGCGCTACTGCGGTGAGAATTGGACGGTTGCTTGAATCAACTAGACCAATCATGTTTGACCATTGTGTTGGTGAAACGATGACGGCTGTTGGGAAGCGGAATGTCTGCTCATAGATATTCTTAGCAGCACGACCGATAAACGCCGCTAATTCTGCGCCGTCCCATGGAAGTGTTACTGCTGTGGTGTCAAGAACGCCGTCTGCCTGAAGTGCTGCGACCATAGCCTGATCGGTTGCCTTGGCATAGGCATCACCCATAAGTGAAATGAGCTCTGCGTAGAATGCTGGACTCGTGCGATCTAAAACCTCAACATCGAATTTTTGCATTCCTGCGTATTTCTTGACTGTCAAAGTCTTATATTCGATTTCGACCTGAGTATCCGAGAACGCTGCCTTTTGTGCTGTTTCTGCAACTGTTGGAGCAGTCTTAACGCGTGGAATCTGGAAGGTCATACCTGCATCTGGAAGAACGCCAGAGCTGACGGCATCAATGGTTGGACGGACTGAAGTGGTCTTACCATTGATAATTTCGGTGAGCTGGCGGGTTGGAACCAAACCGGCAACTTCCGTGGTGGTTGTATCTGATGCTGCCGCAATCCATTGACGTGCATCTTCATTACCGAGAGAAGCCTTAACGGTGTTCTCAAGATATGTAGCAGGTGTCACGTTAATGCGTGGCTTTGCATAAATCGGTGCTGCAACTGTTGGGCGAGCAGCCTCTACCGCAGGGGTTTCGGCCTTAGGCTCAACGGTTGCGGTGTCTGGAGTATTCTCCACGACTGCCTCGCTTTCGTTTGTGGTTGGTTGTTCTGCAACTTCTTCTTCCGAAGCTGCAACGCTCAAAACTTCGGCACTCTTGAAGGCTGCTGCCTGCACGAGTGAGACTTCTTTGAGCAAACTTGATTTAACTCTATAACGGTCTTTATCTTTCTTTCCTGAAATCACTTCAACGCCAACTGATAAACCAGAACGCAATTGTTCAGCGGCTTCGATTAGTGCATCATTTCCGCGACTTGTTGCGCTAACCTTGAATGTGGCGTAAATTCCGCTTTCATCTTCGGTGAAGCTCATGAGTCGGCCTATCGGTTTTTTTGGATCATGCTCAAGCAATAATTTTGGCTTTGGGTTTGTCGGAATCTCAATCGAACCGGCTTCAAATACAACTTTGCCAACATTTGTGTGACCGACTTCAGCATCGCCGAACGGCACAATCTTTCCGGTGATTGTTCTTTCCTCTGCGTTGCAGGTTATATCGCTACTCAATTGAAGAAACATCTTGGTTCCCATTCGGTGTTAGATCTTCCATTTCCATGGCTTGCTCAAGGGTGATCAAACCTAGTGCAAGCATTTTCTCAATGACATTTAGGCGCTCCATTGGATCTACTCTTAGGAATGCGCTATCAACATCAAATTTAACTATATTTCCGCGTGCTGTAATGTCATCCATGCTGAGCCTGTCCTGAACTGCATGAATGAATGGCGCAAGAGATAATGCCACAAATTGCCGGCGCTCATCTTGCACATTTGCATAAGTCATAGAGTTATTCATGTCTGCGCTTATGTAATACGCTGGAACATTCATCATTCTGGCCACTTGTGTGGCTGTGTTTTGAATTGCATCAACAAACATCATGTCGCGTGGTGAGAATGCGGTTGGCTGATATTCCAAAGTGCTAGTCAAATAAGCTGTTGACCTGCGTTCGCGTGCGGCTTTCCATGCTGCAAGAATTGATGAAACTTCTTCAGGTGATAAATCTGCTCCGGTATTCTTTAGCACG